TGTCCTACCGCTAGCAATGGTGATCGGCCCAGCCGACATGCCTGAATTTCCAGTGGCTATAGTGTAACTCGTTGAAACGGTTTTGCTGTTGACGTAAATTCCGTTGCCCGCATTGAATTGCTGGGACAAGAATTCGCCCGTAGACGGCTTGTACAGCAACTTGGCATCACTGGTGTAAACCGTGGCCAACGAACCTGATGTGGCGGCGGCAAACGTAGGATATACGTTAGTGGCCGTGGTCGTGTCGTTGGTGATTGTTGCCCCGCTACCCGTAGCCACCGCCCAAACCGCCGTGGTGCCATTGGACGTCAAGACGTAGTTGTTGGCCCCAATGGCCAGCCTGGTGGCGCTGTTAGCGCCGTTGCCAATTATCAGGTCGCCCGTGCTGGTGATTGGCGACAAGGCGTTAAATGCTGCGCTGGCAGTCGTCTGGCCAGTACCGCCGTTGGCAATTGGCAGCGTGCCGGTCACTTGGGAGGTCAAATCTACGCCGGTCAACGTGCCGCCCAGTGTCAGGCTGCCACTGGATGTGACTGTGCCAGACAGGCTAATGCCATTAACCGTGCCGGTGCCAGACACACTGGTGACCGTGCCCACGTACTGGTCGTTCGACGTAATAGTAAAGTTTGGGTATGTACCACTGATGCTGGTCGTGCCTGCGCCCGTCAGTGACACTACTTGGTCAGGCAGCGTATTGGTGATCGTAAAGCTGGGGTAAGTGCCTGACGTGCTAATGCCCGTGCCGCCCGTCAGTGACACTACTTGGTCAGGCAGCGTATTGGTGATCGTAAAGTTGGGATACGTGCCTGATGTGCTGATACCCGTGCCGCCGGTCAGCGACACCGTCTGATCTGGCGCTGTATTGGTAAACGTCACGTCGCCCGTGGCAGACGACACCGAGATACCCGTGCCGGCAATTGCGCTAGTCACCCCCGTGTTGGCGATCGTAATCGACCCTGGGCCTTCTGTGATGCTGATTCCGGTGCCGTCCGTCAGGTTAGCGTTCTCCCACACGCCCGCTACGGCGTCATAAATCAGCGTGTTGCCAGATGCTAACGTTGTAAAGTTGACGTTGCCGTCCGTGCCGCCCAACACCGACCCGTAGGTTGGACGCACGAACAAAATGCCGTTTGACACGCCTACATTGACTACAGCAGCCACTAGGCAAATAGCTGCGGGCGTTGTGGGTTTAAACTTAGTCAAACCGCCGGTGACCAACGGGTCGTAGTACAACACATCGCCCTGCACCCATGTCTCAGCGCCGCCGGTAGTATCAATCTCCTTAACTTCGCCAAACGAAGTGACCGACACCCAGTCATTTGTTGCACCGCTCTCATGAGCGACACCCAAAATGTAGCTGGCCTGTTCAGGCTGCAGTCCGGTAGCTGGCGCGGCTTGCAGGCCGCCACTAGCGCCCAACGTGCCCGTAAACATCAGCACTTGGCCTTTGGTGGCTGAAGCAGACAGCTTGACACGGTAATACAACTCCTCGCCTATGCGCTGGATTGTTCCACCATTCATTTGGAACGTCAGTGTTTGAAACTGATCCGCGTTGTCGTAATACAGCTTGCCGGTGGCGTCTGTGACGGTAGCCGTGGTGTCAAACTGGATAAAGTCAGGCGACGAGATGCCACCAGTCACACCCGTCATCGACGTGATGTCGTTGTTGGTGCCTAAGACCGCCGCGCTCAGATTAGCCCGCGCTCCGCTGGCTGTGGTGGCTCCTGTGCCACCATTGGCAATATTCAAAATACCCGCAAGCGTAATTGTGCCGCTGGTGGTAATCGGGCCACCAGAAGTGGTCAAGCCGGTAGTGCCGCCCGATACATCGACTGATGTGACCGTACCTGAGCCGCCGCCTGCCGTTGCAGGTACGAATGGCGGCGCAAGTTGCAGGTCGTCCAAAGATGTTTGGTTGTTGCCGCCGCCAACCAAAGTAAATATGTTCAAAAAGAACCGATACCATTCCCGTGACATCAAGCCCGTGCGTGGGTCGATGAACTCGACCCGCGACGAGGGTAGGTTCGTTATATTGAGTTGCTCAGGCATTGGTCGGGCTCAGAATCAATTCAGCGCCCATGATGGCAACTTTCACTGGATCAGTGCCAGACACTTCATAGACCCTGTCCCGTAGCTTGAGCGTCATGCCCAATCGACGCCAGAACACACGCTGGTAGTACGCGCCGATCTTGCCCATGGGTGACCAATGCTCATTGCTCCAAGTGTGGCCACCATCATCCGACCAACGCAACATGACCTGTGGATCGTCGCCTTGGCCGTTGGCCAAGCCTGTACCAGATTCACAATCCAGTTGCAAACTGTGGTGGGTGGTGCGTTTGAGGTTGTTTGTGCCGCTGGGCAAAGCTCTCCACGACCGTAACCATTTTTGAACGCCACCATTGTCAGCGTAGACATCCAAGGTCATCTTGTAGATGTTGCCATTTTCAAAGTCACCAACAATGGTGTTGCCAACAAAATTACATTGGCAGTTAGACCGATGGCGAATAAAAGTCCCGTTGTCCCAGCCCGCCCGCTCATGCCACGCTTGGGTGGCCACGTCGTAGACCCATGTGGCATTGCCGGTGGGAAATGTCAGCACATAAAAGGCGTGGCCTTCTTGCTGGTAGGTGTACGCAATCGCGTCTGAAATGTTGCCGTATTGAGCGATTGCATACTCAACGGCGTGAGTGGATACCCGCTGGCCGGTGTAGCCGTTGGCTCGGTAGACGATGCCCTGGCCACGGGCATCGGTGCCTAGCCAAAACAAGCCGTTGTCCAGCTTGGCCACTGAAAACGCGGCCACGCAACCAATTTCGTTGAAAGCACCTTGGATGCGGGTCAGCGGGAAATCGGCCAAGCCAGCGTCGTACCAGACTTCAATTGAGTCGGTGCCAAACATCCATGCTTCACGGTGGTCTATGTTGATAGCCACCAAACCGTCGGGCGAGCCCTCCGTGCTGGCAAAATCCAGCGGATCGACAGACAAGCCATCCAACAAAGATGTCACCCACACCTTTTGGCTGTTGGGTTCGTTGAACACAAAGTAGCCGTCCAAGTAGCCCACAGTCACCGCGCCAGGGAAATCTGGGTCGGTGATTTGCTGAAACACGTTGGTGACTTCGTTGTAAATGTAGCTGTCAGGGTTGCAGGCAAAGAAAAGCTGGGTTCCATTGTCAGCAATAGACACGGGGCCCGTGCCGGTGACATTGCCCAAAAAAGTAGGCGCAGAGGTCATGCCGTCAAGTTTGTAGACTTCGTTGCCCGACACCACAAAGATATTCGACCCATTGGTCTGGTGTGCCCACAGAGCACGGATGGGGCCGGTGCCGATTGTCTGCAAGAATTCTAAGCCAGGGCAACGCGTCAAAAAAGCCGCAGTTTTGCCGCCGTCTGGCGTGGCTTCTGGGTACAAATTGACCATGCGATTGTCGGCAGCGTTGATGCTGCGAGCAACATAACTGGAGCCAAGAATCGGGGTTTGCATCAGTAATTACCGGCGTAAATGTTGAACCGTTGGCGTGTGGCCACAATGGCGTAAGGCATGGACATCACATCGTCAGGATTGTTGATGCGTTTCAAGTTACGCTTGGAAGTCATGGCAATACGTTGCACTTGTGGACTTGGCTCCACGCCAAACTCAGGTGCAATTTCCATGGCCAAATTGTAAGTAAACGCTCGCAAATAACCTGGTGGAAACAAAATGTTGGTCACCAAAGTGGCTGGTTCAGCCAGTTTTTGCACACTGATAAAGTGCCATTCCAAGTCGCGCGTAGGGCGTGGGTAGATGGTCATTGTGACATCAGGAAACCCCATATTCACAAAAATCACTTGGGGGTATGTGCTAGTCACAGTTTTGACCGCAATGCCGTCGTACTGTTGTTGGTTGATGAATTTAATGCCAAACGACACGTTGGTGCCTGGATCGCGAAAATATGTGGCGTCATCCAATAAAACGGGCCGCAAGCCTACAAAATTGCCCGTTGGGCCAAGAGTGCGGATGTACTCACCGGCAGGCCAAGTAAACACTTGGTCTTGGGTACAGAATACGGAAAGGCGCTCGGTGTTCCATGAATCAATCATCTGATTCAACGCCATCAAAGCGTCTTGGGACACGGACGCAGAAGGTGTTTCACCTTCAGCCAACACACCAAGCAATCGTAATGCTCTATTGATTTGATCGCCAGCAGTGTATGTGGCCATGTTTAAACTCCTTGTTCGACCACCTCTGGTGATCGGCTACGACGACGTTTGACTTCCAGTTCGTTGACGACAGGAGCCGCCTCAACAGGCGTGTCTAAAGTATATCGTACCCAGCCATTTTGTTCATCTGCCAGTGCTTCAAGTTCCATGGTTGCAACTTTAGCGCCGTGAATTGGGTGAGACATGTAGATAACAGACATGATTTAAAAAGGGGCTGTTTAGGCCCCTTGGGTTGGTTTAGGCAGTGATGCCGATGTTTTTCAGCGCAACGCGAAGAGCGTTAATGGCAGTAGCCAACTCAGTTCCTGTAGCAGTATTGGTAACCGCAGTAATGGCGGCTGCTTGAGTTACAGGCGTGACCCCGTAAAAACCCGCAGTTCCACCTGCTTTACCCATAACCGCGCCGTCAAGTTGCTGGTCTTCATAAGCAACGCCGATTGGTTTTGTGTTCGTAGGCATGATTTTTCCTTTAAGAAAGGGGGCCGAAGCCCCCAATCAAATTTACATCAAAAATGCAGAGTAAGCTGCGTCGCCAGTCTTTACGAAACGGTAAGTGTTTGCACCGAAACGTGGGACAGTGACTGAGCCAACAATCGTAATACCAGTGCCTGTAGTGATAGGAACGGTAGACGACGCGCCTGAGTTGTTGTCGTTGCAAATTGTCAACTCAAAAGATGAGCCAACTTTTGCGCTGGGGATAGCTGCATCAAGCAATGCTGCTGTAGGCAGAGTTACTGTCAATGTAGCGTCCGAAGCTTTTTTACAAACAACCAAACCAACTGCAACTTGAGCCGCAGTTAATGTGGTGTCACCAGTCAATGTAGCGGGGATGGTCTGAACGCCCATCACTGCTTCTGTCAGATTGCCGTCACCAACTTGGTAACCGCCTGCGCCATTAGGTAATGCCATGATATTTTTCCTTCAAAAAAAGTTACTGATTAGCCCCACATGCGGCAGGCCATTTGTGGACGGATTGTGCTGAAGCCATACAGAACGTCAATACGGCAAGGCATACGGTCGTTGTTGATGTCGTACTGACGAACAACGCGCAAGCTGATACCGTTATGAACTGCGCGAGCAGCCATATCGACGCCTTGAGGCAACAACAAGTCGGCGGTCGCAAAAGTGATCGCGTCTTTGTGGTAGATCAAGTTTTGTGGGTACTGAGTGCTGGCAGTGCCTGTGAACACAACTGCTTTGCTGTTAGCAGGCAAAGTCAGCATGGTGGCCAAAGCATGGTTAGCAGAGTACATAGGAGCCACGGTCACGGTAGCGGTTGTAGTCACCGTTGAAGATGCCAAAGCCACGAACTGGAACAACGAACCAGTGGATTCACGGGTTTGTGGGTTCACAGCGTAGCAATCCGCAATCGTAAACACGTCACCAACAGCGATGGTTTCACCAGAACCGACAGTCAATGTCAGAGTAGATGCACCTTCAGTTGTGACAGCAGCGCCGGTGGTGTTGCCAGTGGCAGCACGTGTGCCGGTGGTGTGTTGCTTGATTGACTGAGACATGTTGACTTCATCAAAACCCAACACGCCAGTGCCCATCATGCCGTTCTTGAACTGCTTGCTGATGGTGTCGGTGGGGTTAAACAAGCCTTTCATGCCTTCAACCAAACCAGCGTTAGCGGCGGGGTTGACGGTAGCGTAACGTGGAGACATCACGGCAGCGTTTTCATTCAACTTCTGCTGGGCTTGCAACAAGACCAAAGAAGTAGAAGGAGTGGTGCCAGGTGTACCAACAGAGTTACCGATGGTTTTATAAGCGTTGGCAACGTCAGCATCGATGCTGGAAGCCAATTGGCTGATACGAGGCTTCAACACACGCTCTGCGAAGTCGTCCAATTGCATGGTCAATTCAGCAGATGTAAAGTTCACGCCGATGTGCTTTTGTGAAGCAACAGTCAAAGTGGTGAACTGTTCGTTGTCGTCTTGAACTTGCAAGGCGGCACCGTCAGTCACCAGAGCGCGGTCGGGTAAACGGATACGCAGTGTAGAACCAATCTTGGCACCTTCAACAGCGAAGCTGTCGTCGTACTGACGGTTCACGTTACGGGTGAGCACCAGGTTGTTCTCGAGAATCTCGAGAGCTTTGCGGGTGATCATGTCGATCGTTAAGATACTATTAGACATGGAAAAAATCCTTCAAAAATTGTTTAGCGGTTGGCTTGCGCTTGCAACTTCTTTATCTGTCTTGCTCTTTCAGCTTCAATCCACTGCGAATCCGTCATGGTCTTAATAGACCGTGGATCAGTAGTGTCATAGGCTGGGCCCCCAGAGGAGCGAGCAGTGACAGGCGAAATCGGTGCTGGCGCAGACGTGGTTCTTTTTACGGGAGGATCGGTAGCCATTTTGGCTTCAATCTTCCCTATTTCTTTGGCCTGCATGATAGGCGCAAGACGAGAGATTCGATCTGCTTCCTTGGGGTTGGCACCGAGGTAGTAAGCTACTTCAGGGCCTATGTCCGAGGCTCGGATCGACTCAGCCATCACGTCTGTGATTGGAAGTTTCGGGTTGTAGGCGACTTGTTCAAAGTCGTCGTACTTGTTCCGAGCTTCTTCTTCCTTTTCGTGATAGGACTCAAGAATTGCAGATTGCTGCCTTGCTTGTTCTCGCTGGGCAAGCAGTTGTTCAGCTTTCTGGTAGGCCAATGCGTCTGCATAGTCTTCAGGGCTGTCGAACTGATCGACTGGCGGGATTGTTGCTGGCGCTCTCAGCGTTTGGGCTTCCGCTTGACGTTGAGCCTGCTCTCTTTCCCACTTACGTTGTTCTCTTGCAAGCCTTTTGCCGATTGCTGCATCAAGTTCTTCTTGGGTAAAAACCCGTGAAGGCTCTTTTGCTTCTTCAGCGACTTCCGG